GACTAACTTAACCTAAAATAACCTAACTTAAAATTACCTAAATTTGTGTGTAGGGTGCGATGGCTGAGTCTTCATCGTCGGTCGGGAAGAGTGTTACTGAGTTGGGCGTCGCTACGACCAATCATCCGTCTTACGTGACGTTTGCTAATGCGGTCGAGGATGCCTTGGTTACGTTGGTGGGTAAGAGAACTGAGGCCAAAGCTGCTAGTCGCGCTTGTGTGGTGACTGTTGCGTTGGAGGGGGAGGAGATATCGACTTTACAGGATGCCTTTCCTGAGTTCGTCCTGACGACTTTTCCCTCCGAGCGGCCAGCGCATGCGTGGTTCGTGCAGTACCGTCGGTTGGCCGATGATTGGTTGGCCTTGATGGCTGAGAAGCATGGGCGGTCTGTGAGGCATTTCGGCGGTTCACCTGTGCCTTACGTGTTGAAGGGCGCTTCGGATGTGCAGTTAGTTGCGGATTTGCTAGATCCGGTTGCGGTCCATGACAAGTATGCCGCCAATATGGACCTCTACAGGCTTTTCCAACGGTTTCCGGCTGTAGCGCAAGAAGTGGGTGAAAAGATGAAGCGTGAGGCGTATACAGATTTCCTGGCCGGGAGAGGGGTCCGGTATTTGCGTGGAGATCAGCTCGACATCGATGTAGCGGACGCGCTTTGTATCAACGGTTGCGTGACAGCCATGAATCCGGTGCAGGTCGCGGCTGCCATGATGCAAGCGGAAGCCTCGGTGGCTTTTGGTTGTTACATCTACAGTCCGTCAATGCTGTTCGAGGATTCCGGTGAGCTGGCCGGGACTGGCGTGGTTTATCAGCGTACTGAGCAGGGCATGCGTTTCAAGTACCCTGAGGGTGCATCGGGTGTGGCTTTGTACCCGGGTTCAACGTGGGACGCGTGGACGACCTCGCACACCATAGAAGCTGGTGTGGGCGATCAGAGAAGGTTTTTCCAATTGGAACTGCTTAAGAATCGCGGCCATCTGATGTTTTATCGCATAGTGGCATTGCCTGAGCGGCCAGAGGCGGCGCGTTTGGCGCATGCTTTGGATCTTCCGGATGCGGCAGACAAGTATCTTTTGTCCACGTGGGAACTGAAGACTGCGCGGGCCAACGCGTCTAGATCGTCAAACTGGCAGCAGGTCAGGTTTTTGGCCGACAAGAGATTGGTGGATAGGGTATACGGTTTCGCGATGCAATTGGACAAGCGCGAGTTCACAAGGTATGCAGTGCGCAAGCAAGTGCAGGTTGTGAACGATCGGGTGGTCGTTGAAGGCACCTCGGTTAACGTGCGCTCTCCTTTGAGAGTGCGCTATGTCACGCGGGTTTCGAATGCTGTGTACACCAAGGCGTTTGTAGATAGGTATGAGACCGGGGAGCTTCTCAAGGATTTGCTTAAGAAGTCTAGTCTCATGCTGGCGCTAGATAGCTACAGCACGGTCAAGCGTTCTGCTGTATTGGCATGGCTGTGTGCAACAACAGCGTGGGACTACACTGCAGGAGCTGTGTTATCGTGGATTGGGGACGCTGCCGATGCAGGTAGGGACATGATGGATTTCACTCCCAATGGGTTTTTGAATGACATCAGTATAATGGAGCAACCATTATACGTGCTGGTAAAGGATTTGGTCAACCCAACCAAGGCTGCGCGAGCCATCTCCATGAGATCCATTGTGCATGACGCCGATCGGTTGGCTGCCTTGAAGTCGAAGGGGCCTTGTTCTGCACTTGCCAAGTGTTGGGGTAGAGTGTGGCAGGCGGTCGGTGCGTCTTCTGAGGCGAGCTTTCCTGTTACGGAGGCAACATTGGCGTTTGCAGGAAGGGCGTACGATCCCATGGTGGCGGATACCTATTCCAAGGTTCGTTCTCTTAACGAAGTGGATGAAGCACCGGCTGGAAGGGAGCAGATAGACGTTTTGATCGCTAAGCGTATTGATGAGCTCGAGCGGGTGGACTATTCCGTGGACCCCGATCCTGTTTGGACATTGAACAGGTTTTATGAGGAGGTGATTCCTGGGGTTGCGCTGCAGAACCTAGAGTACGACACGGCAAGTATTTCGTACGATAGCCAGGATAGGGTGTTGGCTGCGCCTTACTTGAAGCTGCCTCTGAATTTCGGAGACGGGCCCAAGCCCCGAGCTTACTATCACAGTAAGTTGCGGGCGTTGAATGTGCCGAAGCGGCAGAACACGATGCAGGAGCTACTGTCTTCCGTAGCCTCGCGGAATTTGAATGCACCTCAGGTCTCTTTGCCGCAGGATGAAGATGCGGCGATTCGTGAGATTTGGGCAAATTTCTTGAATATGGCTTGCATTCCCGGGGCGGAGGATAAGCTGCGTTCTTACGCAGCCGATCCGGTGGGCATCACCGGCGAAGCTTTTCGAGACTGGGCGGGGCAAAGTACGCCAGATAAGCTTGCTGCGGTTCGCAGAGAGTTGGAAGTGAACAGCAGATCTTTGGCGGAGATGGACGTCGGAG